TCCCTAGCAAATGCGCTTGTTTTTAGTCCGTATGAGTTGATTCTCTCTATTGTTCCAAGTGGCAATATAATGTTTATTCTATCTTTATTGCTCATGCATTTCTTTACCGCTTGCCTGTTCTTTTCCGCTTTTGTGTTTTCGTCCATATTCCTACACCTCCGTATTTTTTCTTACATTATATATAATTAGTGCTTAATTGTCAATACCTAATTAGTGCTTAATAATAATGCACAATTCATAATATAATATTAGTGCTTAATATTGTGTATTTTGTCAATATACATTAGTGCCTAATTTGTATATAATACAAGTATCAAATGAAGCACAGAAAGAGAGGACAACAAAAATGAAAGATATGAAAGCGGCAGAAGCATTATTAGAAAGCAAAGGTTATTATATTTCGAACCAGTTTGACGGTTTCGCTACTCTTCCAGATGAATACGAATTGAGCGACGTAAACGGAAACGTTGTTATTGATCATTTGAGCGAAGCACAGATTTTACAGATTTCGAAAATTTTATAGGGAGGGCTTAAACATGAGAAAGACGGGAATGCGTTTTACATGGGAAACAACAAAGGACGGTGACGCGATCAACGAACTGAAAAAGAGCGGAATCGCGTTTGAGTATAACCACTTCGGGGAACTCACAGCCGACTTTTACGGAATCGGCATTTTTGAAAAAGTCGATTTTGAACACGTCCAAGGCGATGTATTTGAAATCTGCATAGCATAGCCGAAACGCTCCGATCTGGAGCGTCAGCCGTGGGATGGTCGCCCGGCTCTGATGATGGCAGACCAGAAAGGGAAAATATGGACGACAAAATACAAATATTGTTTGAGTTAAAACTTGCAGGGTTTGACATTTCCGCAAATCTTGAAAAGATGTATCAAAAGTATGGAAAAGAAGAATTTCAGAGAGCAGCACAGACTAGCGGCTACGGGTTCATTTTTGAATAAAGGAAGGTTGATCGCATGAAAACATACTACTTTGAAATGAA